CGTCAATTCTATATCCTAATAAAAATCTATTTGATGTATTAACACCAAAGTTTGTATAAATACTTGCACCTGTTTCATCAACAATTGCCAATGATGCCGTTATTGGTATGCCACCCCCAGCCGCAACAATTAAAGCCCAAGGCACTTGAAAACGCAACCCTACTAAGTCCGAACGTTCAACGGATATAAAGAAAGGCTTATCAGCATCGCATATATTGCAATTGGCTTGTAAACTTGATGATTCCCAAAGATTATTCATAGTGCAAAATTAGTATAAAACGTTTCCTTTTAGTAATATTTCTCTTTTAAAATAGTCGTATTCAATAAAATCTAGTTCTCCTATCCACCCATTTTTAAATTTAACTTTTTGATATAACCCCAATGAATTAAAATCACAACAATATTCTAAACGAAATTCAAATGATAAATTTGTTTTTTTGCTTGGGTCTGATTTTTCAATTTCCCAATACTGCCAAAGATTATAATTGATAGCGTTTTGGTCAGGGTCAAATGACATAGGGTAATTGTAATTTTTACAATCAGATTGTGTAATTACAATGACATTTGGATTGTCGTCTTCAAAAGAAGGCAAACTTGCATAAGGGCTATAAGATGTGCCTAATGTACGTGCATCCTCTATATCGCTAGATGTGTCATATATTAAAATCTTCGCCAAAGCTAATGTATCACCTTGGGTTTTTAAACAGCCAGTGAAATTAAACCCACCTAAAGTAGCACCAATGGCATTCATCACAACAGCATCATATATTGAATCATTTCCATCTAATACAAATTGAGCTGGACCAACTTGATAAACATTTGATTCTCTAGCTTCTTTGTAGTTAACATTTGTAATTGGTTCTAAGTATTCACCATTGAACCTTTTTAGCATTTCGTTACCGCTGTTATCGCTTGCATCAGTTCCATATCGCATGTTAAGACGTTTCAGTTTCCCTTGACCATTCCAACTAAAACAAACCGACCCTAATAACTTATCAGCATCACTTGTGGTAAAGTCTAATATTGGAGTTGAACCCCAAATATCATTACCTATTAAATCTTTTCGGTTAAAGTATAAGTTTGAATTGTGCAAGTACCAACGCGCGTTCCAAGGCGTTTTAATGACTGAAAGAAAAGTATCTAAAGTATATGATGGAGCATTGTTTGTAATCCAATCTTTAGCACCTGCCATATCAACGCCTTTAGTGGTATAAGCGGTTAAAAACGTAGCATAATAATATGGGTTAGATAGTAATGCATTGAATTGGTTGGTTGTGCTATAAAATATTGGATTAGTTGAACTATTAGAAGTTAATCCGCAAACATCACAAACATTGTCTATGTAAGTTCGTATGTATGGTGCTGGCCATCCTAACTTGCAACCGCTAAACTTTTCATATGGTTGATTTATTGGATTTACATTTGGTATTGGTGACCCTGGCAGTAATGAATTTAATCCATTGATAACTGCATTTAAAACAGAAATTACAATATTTATATTGAATACTATAATATCATATACAGAGAAGAAAGCTAATATCATGTAATAGAAATACAATGGCCGAACCACATCGCAATATCTAAAACGTGGATGTGGGTTACCTAATGCAGGGTATGCTTGAAATAAACCGCTTGTATTATCAGTAATTAACGTATCTTTTATGCACTCTTTTTCTAAGTTATATTCAACCAAATCGAAACTCATCAAACACTCATTGTTATCACACCATTTAAGATTTGAATTGTCTAACTTGAAAGTTGTTTGCAATGAACTGCATGAAGTATCGGTAATGCGTACACAAATCGAGTTTGAATACATATTTACGTTATCTATCAACGAATTGTAAACAAATGTATAGCAAGCCCCATCGACCTCAATTTCGCCTGTAACCTGGCGCATAGGGTCAAATGTTTCATTTAACGATTCTAAGCGTTTATAGTTGTTTAGATTAACATTTTTAGTATAATCAGTCCAACTGCCTGTACAATTCAAACGCATTTCAACTACCATGTTCGCATTTTGTTTTTAAGCGTTATTCTATTCATTTGGCCTGCAACCGCTTGACCAAATCCTTGTGCATCGAAGTTGTTGTTTACCGATAATTCACGTTGTTTCAATAACTCTCGAATACTTTGCATTTCGTATAATAGTGCCGTGCTTGTAGTTGATTCGTTTATTGTGTTATGGTCACTTACTATTGCATCGGGGTCTAATCCGTTTCTAGTTATGTAAAAATTTCCGTCATCTAATTGTTTTACAACCATGTCACGTTTATGTAATCCTTCAAATAAGTTTCTATGTTTTGATGTTAGTTCCTCATCCATTACAAATTCTTTTTTATGGTATTTGTAACCACGATTACCTAACTTAGTTGATACATCGTTCGGATCACCTTCACCAGTATAACCACCATCTTTGAATCCTGCATCTATACTACGAACGGCGTTTGTTGCTGCAAATATACCCGCTGCAATTGCTATCACATTAGCGGCAATGGCAAACGGTGCAGCAGGGCCTAATGTACTTGCGTTAGTTATGGCTACTATCGCATTTGATACTGCCAATGCTTGATTTGATACTATAACGGCTGCATCGATTACCCTTTGAGCACGTTCGTACTTTTCACGCTTTTCTAAAAGTTCTTGTAACCTATCTTCTTCGATTTTTAAAGACTTATCGCTTAACCCCTTAGTAGCTTGTACACGTTCTTCTTGAAGTCTAATTAGTTCATCGTTCTTTTGCTTCTCAATGTCGATAGCTTGTTGCGCAGCATCAGCTAAAGCCATAGTTTCATCGAAGATTTGCATTTTTGCCTCCGCTACGTCTTGCTTGTCTTTTTCTTTTTTCTTTTTACGTGCATCTTCGTCTTGTGCATCTTTCTCAAGTCGTGCTTTAGTTTCAAATGCAGAAGGTGTAATTGTAGAAATATCGCCGCTAGAACCTGGCAAAAACTCGCCAGTTATAGGGTCTAATGTTTTAGCTTTCTTTTTAGTTTCTTCTTGCTTTTTTAGTAACGCATTTATTTGCTCTTGTTCGTATTTATAACGAATTTCATTTGCTAATTTAAAGCGAACTTCTTCAACATCAAGTATAGATTTACCAGCCTTTTTATAAGCTGAAATAATATTATCAAAGTGTTCGTTAAGTTTAAATAATTCATAATCTTGCGCTGTTGATGTAGCTTTTGATTTATCTTCTTCAAATGATTTTTTAGCTGTTAAATAATCTTGATTAATTTTTTCTAATGCTTTTTTTCTAGCTTCAATAGCTTTTTTTTCTTTGTCTGTTAACCCTTCGTCTTGACCTTGTTTTGCTAAGTCCGCTTTTCTTTGTGCGTTTGCTCTTAATTGCAAAAGCCTTTCTTGCATATTTTCTATGACCGACCTATTAGCTCCAATTCGGTTCGCTTCATAAATTGCCTTTTCTAGTTTTTTTATATCATTAACGGTTTCATCTACTTGCACTTTAACAGCTTTCTTTTGAATCTCGAGTGCATCGGCTAAAGTACCTTGACCTATAAACCTTAACCCGAAATTTTTAAATTCGCCACTAAGTAAATTATCAATACCCTTTAACCCTTCACGAGCCACAATTAACCAATTTCGGTAAGCAGGTATAAGTCCTTCGCCTATTTCAGTTTTTAGGTTTTCTATGTTAGCCTGCAAAATCTTTTGTTGATTCGATACTGAATCCGAGGTGCGTGCAAAATCACCTTGAGCATCGCTACTTTGTTTGAGTATCTCCGTATACGCTGCTAATACTTTTGTTTGTGGTGTTAAAGCCTCTTTTGTAGTGCTTATTAACTTTTCCTTCATTGCCGTTTGTCTTAACGTTGCATCGTCAAGTAAAATTCCATATCGTCTTAGTGGTTCGGCTTCACCTCGTAACGCTCCGCCAATGGCTTCAATGGCTTCTTGTGGCGATGTGTTATGGAACGAAGCTAAGTCGGCTGCCATAGCGGACATCTTTATTGAGAAGTCGTTTAACTCACCACCTGACAAACCTGCTGATTTGCCAAATATAGCAAATGTGGATGCAGCGTCTAATGCTTGTTGTTGCGACATACCGAAGGCATCCGCAGTCGTTTTTGACCAATCTAATATCTCTTGTGACGTTTCGCCAAACACCACGCCTGTTTTGCTTATTGTTTCGTTTATGTCACTAACTGCTTGAATGCTTGACGAAGCAAAGTTAGTTATCCCCGAAACAATAGATTCAACCGCAAATACACCCGCACCAAGTCCAATTCCTTGCATGATAGACGAACCAACCCCGCCTAACTTATTACCCATTGTTTGGGTCTTAGCTGTAACGGCTGTAATTTGGTTTTCAACCTTATGCAAGCCTTGTAATAAGCCTTTGACCGCATTTGGGTCGTTGGTTTTTCGTAGTTGTTCCTGAAGTTTCTTTTGTTCTTCGGTTAGTTTCTTAGTAGCTTCAACCTGTTTTTTTTGCGCCTCAACTATTGAATCCGCAGCCTTTCTAGTTCGTTGAAGTTCATCATTGTATTGCTTAACCTTTTTAGGGTCATTCGTTTCTAACATTTGACGTTCTAAACGACCACCTTTAACACGTAGTTCATCGAGTAGTTGGTCTTGCTTTTTCATTTCAGCACCAACCGCTTGAAGGTCTTTTGTGTTAGTATCCCAACTAATCTTGGCTATAAGGTCTAAGATTTCCATATTATTGGCAATTTACAAATACGTTGTTAGAATGATTTGTAGCTTTTAAACTATCTTCTTGCTCTTGTGCTGTTAACGGCCAATTCGTGTATGCTTGGCTATGTGTGGCAATAGTATCGCCAAATGTGCCTATGCCATAGACTGTACATGTAAAGTTATTGCCACCGTTCAAAGTAGCTTGATTACATGAAAATAACCCTGCCAAAGCAAGTAATCCGAGTATAAATAGTATTCCTTTCATATCGCAAAGTTAACGTAATTTAGATTTATTTTGATTAGTTTTTTTTGCGTCTTCTATTTTGCGTGCATGAATATTGTTTGCATAGATAAATTGATACCAACTTTCTAAACTCCATGTACTTAACTCTTTGATTTTCAAAGGGTCACGTTCGGCAATGGCAAATAAAAGATAATTGTATTCTTCAATGTGCTTTGTTACTAGCTTTTCTGCGTCAACTTCGGTAATTGCCCTATTCTTTCTTCGACTGCCTGCCATACGGCTAACAAATCTTTCGCTGATATATTTTGTGAGGCGTTCATGCTGTTGAATGCCTCCAACGTAAAAAAATCACGTTCCTCCTTCCAAATAGCTTTCTTTTTGCTTTGCCAATCTAAATCATATTCTATCGGTTCGCCTTCCAACATGAAGTAAACGCACGCTAGTTCTTCATACATTGTGCGTTGTGCTATCATACCCAAACGGCCTTTTAAATTTTGACCAACTGCCACCATATCTTCTTTGAGTGCCTTTAGGTCTTTGGCTTCCATTGCTCGGTCTATTAAGAGTTGAGCGATACCTTCCATGAACCCCTGCGACACTCCCGAACGGATAAATATTTCCTGTATTTCGGCTACCATGTAACGAGTACGGAGTATTTGGTCAGCTTGTCTAATGTCGTAGAATTTGTGCTTACCTATGACCTTGATAGGTTGTTGTGTTTTACTTGGATGTTGTGGTTGCATTGTTATAGTTTTCGTTTAGCAAAATTATTAAAGTAAGTAGCCAATAAATACACAAAGCAGTCAACTAAGTGCATACCAAATTCAGTATTACCACTTGTTTTGTATAGCTTATCGCTACCATCCATAGTTTGCGCAATTTGCATGTCGTGTATTAATTCTTTGCAATTTACACCACAAATGTTTATTCTAGGATGATTTTGTAAAATATTATTTACAAAGATACGTAATTCAGTATGTGCTGTTGCCTTGGTATAGTTTAGCAATGGCTTAGACATTTGCGATAACCCTAAGTTTAATTCCGTTCTAATTATGTTGTGCATGGTTGTGTTGATAGAATCATAACCAGCATTTCTAGCACCGCCAGCAGGATCAGAAGTAACCAAAAACACAGCACCATGATAATCGGATTTAATTCTAGTTAGCAACTCTTTTAGTGGGCAATTATTGACTTTGTAAGACTTGATTACATTCAAAAAACCACCTTCGACAAATTGAGATACTACACACGTTGCAGGGTCAATATTGAAGTCAAAAGATAAGTATAAAGGTAACTGCCTATTGTAGATTAAAGGCACTTTCGATACGTGCTTATCTTGGTCGAATGCGTAAAAATATGGGTTTTTGTTTTCCTCAATACCCCAAAATCCATGCACGTTAACATTGAGTAAGTTTTGCCTATTGCCATAGTTTAGTTCCAATGTACGCAAATAGGCTTCCTGGTCGATGTATTCATTGTGTAAGTAGGTAGAATGATTTATGTGTATATCACCTTCAAATCGTTCGTGCGCTTTGTATGAATCTGAATCGCTGAAGAAAAATGACTTTAACCAATGCTTCTCACTAACTGGGTTAAAAGATACAATAAGTTGCAATGTTTTAGCCTTTGGAGTTCTAAGGACCGAGTTAATCATTGTAACTTGGTCTTCTTTACACTTATCAACCTCATCTATCCAAATATGTGTTGCGTCTGAAATACCCTTAGTCTTTTCGGCATCGTCTAAGCCAAACGGCAAAAGTTGTTTGCCTGTTAGCTTGTTTGTGAATATCATTGAGCTATTGTAAGCCTCTGAATATTCAAATGAATCTTTGTATTTTGAGTTCTTGATATAATTTACAATATCCCGAAAAGTAGTATCTCTTAACGTGGTCTTCTCATGCCTACAATAAACAATATTAATATGTTCTTCTAAGAATGTGAGTGCTAATAGTTTAAGGATTACATGGTTTGTTTTCCCACTACCACGGCCACCAAATAAAACTAAGTACCTATGATTTGATTCAAGTATAGGTATAAAATGTTTCGAGTATTGGTTGCGTTCAATTCTAACTAACTTCATTATTTTTCAATGAATAAAGTATCGCCTCCAGTATTATCGGTTACAGATACTTCTTGCTTTTCGATAGGCTTACCAAAGGCATGCTCATAAACAAACTTTAGCAAACTTGGTTCGTTTGTTTCAATTAAGTAATTTAACGCCCCTTCCTTGCTTCCAAATTTATTTACAAGGGTTTGCATAGCTATTTGCCTTGTATTCAATTCTTCCGCTACTGATTTGCGTCCTGCGCCTATTCTTGCACCACCTTTAGCCATAGTTTGAATTTACTTGATTATTCAATGCGAACTTGTCACATTGTCGCACTTAGTATGCACAAAATTACGCTAAAGTCTAAGAATATGCAAATTAATTTTGCAGCGTTGATTTCGCTTTGTTTGTCTTGATCTGATTCGGCCTTTAGATTTCGGCCTATTGTTGTGTAGAATAGCATGGTTAAATCATTAAAGAGTGGGTAAAATTTATTAAATGTCTAGTTGTTATTATTTTTTTATCAATAAGACTTTTTGCAAAAAATCTTTTTTCCTTTGGGTTATATCTACCGCATGTTAATAAAGTGCAAAGTGCATCTTCTAAAGAATCCTTTAGCTCTCTTTCCCAAATCTTGTGCCCTACCAATATGTTGTCTTCTGATGGTGTTATAAAATCGCTTATACCATTAAGTATAATAGATTCTCTTTCAATTATTTTTAATTCAACTTCTTCACGAGTTAACCCATATTTAGAGCTTGAAAAATCACCCCCAATGCTATAATATAATTCAATCATAGTATCGGTGCTTTTACCAACTTTTTTTGCCTTAACATTAACGCCATTAAAATTAACATTGTAAAAATCTGTTTCGTACCATATAGATTCATTTTCAAAATGATAACGACCATTAGACCAATATTTAGATGCGGGTTTAATAAATTGCGAAATGTTCATTGTTCTTAGTTTTTATTTCTGATACAAATGTACATTCTACTTTTGAATTAATTATATAAAATATTGTGAATGTGCATAATTTTGCGGTGAATGACCATTGTTGTTATAACAACTATTGTATAGTAGTAGTTATTATTGATATTTATTTATTTATTCCAAAACACTAGATTCTGCGGTTATCCAGCATTTGTATCGATTAACATTAAAAAATCCATTACCTTCATCTTCTTGGATAGGTCTACCACGTTCGATATAGGGTGTTAATCCTAATCGTTTGATGAAGTGCTTGCATCGGTGTATGGTCCAACCGAAATGGTGCGCTATCTTGTATGGCGACATGATTTCGGCATTGAGTTTCAAGTAGTCGGTTTGTTCATCGGTTAAGTCGCCATAGTATCGTGAGCGGTCGGCTTTAAGGTTATTGGCTTGAAGGAACTTAGATAATGTGTTTTGGCTAATACGTATTTCTTTGCGTATTTGTGGTCCTGTTAAGGCTTGGAAGTTATCGAGTATAAATTTTTCTTGTTGTGGTGTCATGTTAAGTTTGTTTAGTTGTGTTAAGGTAAAATATAGGTTATTCTATGTTCGGTTGTTCATCGTCAGCAGGGAAGCGTTCGAGTATAATGGGTTTTACTTCAGCCTTCTTTCTAGCTGATTTCGCTAGTCGGTAAAAGGCTTTTACTTTTGATGCTGGTATGTGCATACATTTCGTTTCTATCGGTTCGGTGTATGATATTTTCGGTCGTCCTGCTTTTTTGTTATCCATACCACAAATATACACCTATTTTTTATATTTTATATTTTTATTGAAAGTTTTTTTGGATTAAAATAAATTAGCCTGAATAGTTGGTGAATAACTAGCGTCATATCTAGTATTTTCACCTTTAGGGTATGATTCTATATCAAATTTTAAATTTAATTTCATATCTTTTATTTGTTTCTTATTGCCTAATAAATAAATATATCTATGTTTTGGCTTACCCTTATAGTATTCAAATCCTAATCTTATTGCATCCTCTATTGATTTAATACCTATATCAAATGCTGATTTTCGGTGGTATTCTTTCCCATCTTTAAAATAAACCCTTTTACCCTCACTAAGACCAGTATATATAAAATTAGTAGCTTGGTAAATATACCCATGATGACCTTGCTCGCTATCCGCATAGCTAATTATTACTTTTGGCTTTGGTATTAATTTTAAACTTTGACTGATAAAATAAGAAACTGTATTTAATGGTAATCCTTCATTCACAACTAATCTATTCAATTCTATACATTCATATCCTTTTATAAATTCGTTTAAATTTTTGTTAGCTGTTATGCCAAATGACATAACCCCCTGCAATATATTACCATCATACAGACCAAATGTGTAAATACTATTTGGGATTCTATGTGCATAATGTTTTTTTAAAAACCATTCTTTACATAAATAGCTGTCTATTGATTTCACAATATATTTATCTTTTATACTTTCGTTCATAATTTTATTTTTAGTTATAGTAAGTAATCAACATTTCTCTCCGTATAGCATTAGCAAGCATTAAGTCCTCTATTAGTTGCTGATTCGTACTGCGTGACATCAATACGTTCGCATTGGCTATGTTAACTTCTAGGATTAGCCATTCAGGTAGGCATTGGTAGTCAATGGTCATAAGTAAAAATGTGTTTTTACTATTTCTTTGAATTGATCTAAGGACCTACAAATAATGTAAATATGGCCAAACGTTTCAATTTGCGCTTGAAATACTTTTTGCTCTGGGTCCTGCGTTCCTGAATCTGTTTTTAACTCAATATAAACAGTCTTTGCGTTTGGGCAAACTAAGACCAAATCAGATACGCCTGATTTGACTCCTTTAGCTTTTGCCATTGCTCCTGCTATTTTATTTTTTGAATTATTATCAACTGCGAATAAACATTTGTGTTGTTGCAAGTGGTTATTATTAAACCACATTACTATTTGTCCTTGTAAAATTTCTTCTTGTCGTGTCATTTTTTTTATTTTTTTGTATAGACCTGTAGTAGGCATGTAGTAGGCACTTTTTAATTTCGGGTACTACACTTTTAATCAATGTTCATGCGTGTTTCATCGTTTGTATAGACCTGTAGTAACCACTTTTACTTAAAAACTTATATAAATATACAATCATATTCATTTGTAAAAATATTTTCATTCGCAATAGAAAACTCCAAAATATGGTTATACGCCTACTACGCCTACTACATTTTTAGTTAAATGGTTGATTATCAATGTTTTGTGTATTTTCTCCGCTTACTACAATTTTTAGCAAATACACCATTTTTGGGTGGCCATCTACTCTTTTTGTCTTTTTTATGTAACCTAATCGCGTCATTTCTTTCCCTATTTTGTCTAAAGTTAGTTTTTGCTGTGTGTTTTTTTCTAAAAATACTTTTATGTCGGTTGCAGTCATGTAGGTCCCATAAGTTTCCATTTCGACCTTTTCGAAGTATTTATTTATAAGTTCATACTCTAAACTAAAAAATTGAAATTGATCTGTTGAACCTTCTAACATTGCAATATCATCTTTTGTTAGCCTAAAATCAAACCCATCTTTATAAAGTTTGTAGGCTTCAGCAAATAAATCATTTTTATCTATTGCGTTGTATTCTTTATGTCGTATTGATTCAACATAGACTGGTATTAAACGCCTGTTACCTGTTGCGTCTGATATTAGCCTTTTTTCGTTTGATGTGCCACATAGGACCGCTAAACGTTGCAAATCTACGTTACCCTTCCCGTATGGCTCCCGCAATGAAAAAACCTGCTTAGATAACAATTCTTTTAGCCTTCTTTCATCTGTTTTAGACTTACCACCCATTTCATCATCCATAATGATTATTTTTTGAGTCATAAGAATATCATCATCTTTACCCGCGTCAAGTTTTGATTCAGCATAATACTTTTTCAATTCATTTGGCAAAAGCCTTCTAAAAAACTCCGTTTTACCTGTGTTTTGCTTTTCTCCAGCAAGGCAATACATAAGCGGTGAATGTTGACCATATACACTAGCTACTATTGAAACTAACCATTTACGACCTAATAAATAAGCAAGTTCAATATTATCTGTTTGAATGCACGCGAATAACTTTTCTATATTATCTTCAGTGGTGCAAGGGTGCTCTTCAAACCATTCTTTTATTGGGTTGTATTCGTTTGTAAATTCGCTGTCAATTATACGTTCTAAAAGTTCAAATGAAAGTTTTGGTATTTGTCTTTTAGCCTTGATGTAAACGCTATTAAAGTGTTTACGTTCCATTGGTATAAATTCATTGTTTAATTTTATCTCAATGTATCGCGTTATTTCGTTGCGCTTAAATTCGTAGTTTAGTTGTAAAAACGCTTCTAATTGAGGGACTAAACTTTCTTCATCATCTTTTGCAATTTCGGTGCCATGTTCTACTTGGTCCAATATGCTTTCTAAGTCATTATCATTTATTGGTGAATCTGAAAATTTACGTATGTTTTCTTTTACTTGCTTCGCGTCTAATCCTGATTTTTTACCCTGGCTCGCTATTGTCGCTATCTCCTTTGTTTCTGTAGAGTATGTTTGTATGCCTGCTTGCTTTGCATAGTAATACAATGTCGCAATAGTAGTTTTTCGGCTCCCTGAAGCGCGCAAACAATGGTTATATTGCTTATCGCAAATGTTACTATCATATTTCGATGAATTTTGACTAATAGTGTGGAAATAACCGCGCCCACCTTCTCCAAAATGTTCAGATAAAGCAAATGCACATCTTAGCCATTCATGGTAAGAATCGCAAATATTTACGCCTCTATCTTGAATCTGTTGTATAATTTTCTCAAAGTCTGATTTTACATAAATAACTTTAGGATATGTTTTAGGCTCTTTCTTTTTTGGATATTGAGTAAATTTTACTGGCTTATGATTAATCCAAATATCAGGGTCGTAAGAAACAAAACGCGCGCGACTAACATTTACTGAAGTTGGATCAATAACTATTTGATATTTTTCAAGTAAATATTCTCCTATCCCTGCAAATGCTTCGCGGTGCCGTTTACCATCTATTTTAAAAATGCAACATAAGCCATTCCCACGAATAGAAGTAAAAATAGAATAAATGTGTGGGTCACATGCAAGTAATGATTTGTAGTGATTAACCTCGCTATTTAGGCTATCAACGTCAATTCCAATATAACCGCTATGGTCTATAATTTCACTATCTTTTCTTTCGCGAAATGCACCTGATAAAGTGACGTTTGGGGCCTTCTTTTTTGCTTGGTCCTGTGCATCAGGATCGTTTGCCATTGCTCTAATTGGTAAAACAATGTCTTGATAAAACCCATCTTTTATTCTTTCTAAAAAAATATCAATTGGTATTTGTTCCTGACTTTTGGTGTCGCTCCCGCGCTTATAAATACTAATGTTTTGCATTGTCTAAAGTTTTAAGTAAATGATTTTTTGCTGTATCTTGGTGCCATTTGTTGAACTTCTTATTATTGAGCGCGCACCATTCGCGGGCCTTATCAAAGTATAAAGTTACTAATTCATTTTTAATTGTATCGTTTATTTTTTTGCCAAATTGATACTTTGCGCGCGTTGCAATATTCGTGCCTAATTGAAAAAAAGTATAGTAATCTTTGCGTTCATTGGCTTTGTTGTATTGAGTTAATGTTTCAACATCAATGTTAGAAGTTATAAGCCTAAATTCTGCAATTTCATTGTCGTAAACATCCTCTTTTTTTGTTGCAGGGAATATGTAATGGCAATTAGGGCATTCCATAACGCGTGCGTGCATAAGGTAATTACATTTAGGGCAGTCTTTAACTGGTGCCACACCTTCATTTGGTTTGTCGGGTTCATGGAATAGCCTTACCCAATCGCGCACATCACACCAGTCGCCATGAAGTAAAGCATTGCCTCCTAAGTCAATAATATTGAATGTCGTTTTATTTTCAAAAGGTCTTGAACCTCGCCCTGTTGTTTGTAACCACTTCGACAAAGAAAGTGTTGAGTAGTTTACAATAATATTTTTCACGCTTGGTATGTCGGTGCCTGTTGTTGCAATCCCTACATTGTGTAAAATAGCGTTATCGGTTTGAGTAAACCACTTAAAAATTTCGGTTCTACTTGCATCTGAATAATTACCATCAATATGTCTTGAATTAAATCCAGCGTCTAAAAATGCTTGATTAACTTTTAGTGAATGTTCAACATTTACATTAAAGCATAATGTTTTTTGACCTTCGCAAAATTTGCGATAACCTTCAATAGTATTTAATAGTTGCTTTGGCTTTGAATATGATTCACACATTTGCCCTTCATTAAACTCTCCCATACGCTTACCAAATTTTGACGTATCAACATTGTTTATAACATACGTTTTATTATGGCATAGCGCGCCCATTTCGATTAGTTCAGGTATGTCTACACCGCAAACAATATCTTTAAAATAATTCTTTAGTGGGTCCTTCTTTTTTGAAGATACTGGAGTTGCAGTAAATCCAATTATCATTTTGCTTTCATTATCGCGCAAAATTTGCGAAAAGTTCCCTAAATGCGCTTCATCAATTATGATAAGACCAATAGGCAAATTAAATGATCTACGTTTCCAAGTTTCAACCATTGCCAAATAAACTTTTGCTTTGTGTGGTTCTTTTCGAGTTTTAGCATCAATTACGTTTGCAATTATCCCAAAATGATTATACAATGTAGCGCGTGTTTGTTTTAGCAATTCGACACGATGAACTAATATAAGTACTGAATCTTCATTTTTGTGCGTGTAACGTTGTGTAATGCTTGAGAATGATATTGTTTTTCCTCCGCCTGTGGCTAGTTGGGCAATGATGTGTTTATGTTGAATTAAGGACCTTATAATGTTATCCGTAAAAGCAACTTGATAATCTCTAAGTTTCATAAAATAAAAAGTGCCTCTAATCAGTTAGAACCGTTGCGGAGGTCCAACCAAAAAGAGGCAAAAAAGTTTGTTTTTAATCAGCGCCGCAACACGCCTTTAACTACTGCAAATATACTAAACTAACTTGAATAATCAAAGTATTCATCAAGTTGTTTTAAAAAGGGATTAAAATGGCAATTGCGAATCGTCTGCACTTGGAGTACTGGGTGTTTGCGCCTGTTCCTGCTTATCAGCTACCTTAATAACCCCATCTGTCCAAAATACTTTCCCATTCCCAAAATAGTATTTATTTTGTTTTGCCTCACGTTGTTCTTTTGTTTGTTCGGCAAAGAATGAAACGTTTTGCCCAAATTGGTTAGACTGCTCGGATATTGAAGCCGAGAATTTAAAGCCTTTTTCATTTTTTGATTTCGTAACTCTTACGATTTCTTCTAGTTTTTCTAGGGTAATGTAACCCGATAGTAATGCACTCATGTTGTTTGTGTGTTTTTATTTGTTTGTAAATGTAATTAATTTAGTTATCTTTGCCTCGTTCATCAGTTATTTAGTTTTGAGGCATCCGCAAGGGTGCTTTTTTTATTTACCGAGTGGGTAGTTGTCCAAATCAGGTTTAAACTTAGCATCTATCAACTTGCGTAGTTCGGTCTTATCGCCTTCGTATTCACGTTCGACATAGTGCGATACTTCAAGTAGTTGTTGGTAGTCTTGTGCGTCTGCGATGCGTTGGGTTAATTGTTCGTGGCTCATGTTTATTTTATTTTAGTTAAATTAATTAATTGTTCATCGGTTAATTGGGTGATGTAATAGCTATCTTCTTTGCGCTTTTTAACGTATAATTTCGGCTTATCTAGTTCTCCATAGCACACTTGTATGCTAGCCTTTGAATTAAGGTCAAATGATAGGTAAAAGCCACCATACCCAGTTTGGTTAAATTCAACAGCATCATCCGTGTCGTGCCGAGTGAATCCTAGTTTTATGTAATCGGTGTAGTTCATTTTCGTTGTAATTTTAAAGTTTCTAAATATTTTATTTCTTGTCGCATATTTTGGAGTAATTCATAATCGTCAAGTCTAGCTTTTAAAGTAAAGTAAAGTTCTTTTAACTTTCTCAAATATTGTTGAGTGTATTTATACGACATTGGCGCAACTTTAATAGGGTGTACTTTATTTCGTCTAAGTATGCCTATCATCTCCCAATACTTAATCCCTGCCTTATCAGCTATCTCGTGCGTTGTTAAGCAACCATTAAACATTCTATGTATGTCTAATACTTCAAGTTCTAGTTCTATGTCTATCATGCTATCTGCGTTTTATTAATTAACTCAACCTTTGCACCACATATTTCTATTTGTGCTTTGCGTTTTTTGATTAGTTTGTAGGCTTTTTTGCGTTGCTCGTCAAATGGATAAATGTAATCTATCCACTTGATGCACGTGTCAAGAGTTTCATGAGTTTCACAACTATTGATTACTGATTTTATTTTTTCGGGTATCATTGTTAGTTAAGTTTTAGTTGAGTTAATCCGCAAGTTAATTTTATAGCTTCTAAAATATCATTATAAGATTCATCAACATAGTATTCAGAACCATCGCCTAAATCTACAACGCATTTATTTTTAGTAGATATATAAACCCCTTTTATTTTACCTATTTGAACCAAACATTTTGTGCCTGTTCCTATTGTTAATTCAATAAATTGTAATTGCATCTTATTTAAGTTTTAATGTGTTATAATAATTTCTAGCCTTCTCTATTTGACCTTTCAACTTCTCAATAACCGCCTCATCATAAGTAAACTCGAATATTTTAACTCTATCCGCTTTCGGTATTTCATTAATCAAGTCGTTGTTGCGTTGTATCTGTTGACACTCTGCAATGTAGTCAAGATTATCGTAGTTTCCACCATAAGCATAAGATAGCTTCTGCATTTGGCTTGATATGATGTCTTGAGGCGTAGGTACTAAGCAATAGATTAAACGATAACTATGCACCCCTGTAAGCCACATATAACATTGCGCTTGCACCTTGTACATCGTAGTTGGTTCGGCATTGAAGTACGTTTTTAAGTTCCATGACGTTTTTATATCCTCTACGCAGTCGGTTAATACGATGTCGGGAGTACCGACTATGTAATCGTTTTCTAACTTAGTAGCAAATCTTGAACGAAACGCACCGCCTAGAACTTCCTGCACCAACTCCATGCTATCTTGCTCACACGTATTACCTTTATCCATGTAGTCATTTTTAATGCTTTCACGAAACCCATAAGTATTGTATAACCATAAATCCTCAACTAATGTTTTAGCGGTTTCAGATAAGTTGCCCGCTTCTTTGTCGGCTTTCAATTTCGGCTCGGTTAATAAACTGCCTACTGATGATGAACGGAATAATATTTTATTTGTTTCCATTGAGTATAGATAGTTTTGATTCATAAATAGTGACTAAATTATATTTGCCTACCAAATCATAAACTTGCAATAGTTCATCTTCGTTTGTGCATTGTAGTATATGCTTTGTAACTCTTTCTTTTTCTTTGGCGTTGTGTGTTTCTTCGGCTGATTCAGTATTAACCGATATTTCTCTAAATTCATCTTTGCCATAAATATCGCTAGCTATCCCAATATCGGCAGCGCATTTCTTTAGTGCATCGGTTGCAGCAGCCTTGTAATCATTACCTAAGTTCAATGGATCTTGTGTGCCACGTTTATACATGATTTCTTTGCATCCAAATTGCGTCTTAACAATAGCACGACCATTAACACGACACGTTAATTTGCCTTTTACAATTACTTGATTACCTCTTTCAATTTCACTCAACACTTCAAAATCCCAATCCCAACCAAACATAAGATTTAATACTTTGCGGATATAACCACCGCTTACATAAGTCCATGCGCCACCGCCTTTGGCAGGTCTAGTTCTAACAAACTTATCAGGTGTGCGTTTCATTAATAATGCTAGTTGATTAGCATTGAGCGAATTATCTTGTACTAATGATAATTCTTTGGCTTCAATTTTTACTACTTCTTTGTTCATTGTATATTTAGTTTAAGTTTAAAAAGTTTGGCGTTTATTATCGAGTATTTCGCCACCCACTCACTGTTTTACTTATCCAAATGCGCAAATAAACATTGTTCTTCTTCCGTGTCAAGTTCCTTATCTAAGAATACTTTGTCGAATACCATAGTATGATGCTCAATACTAGCCTCGTCAAATGCGAAGTCGCAAAAGGTTTCAAATCTATGCTTATCGATGTGTTCATCCATGTCACTCATTCGGCTACATGATGCGAAGTAAAATAATAGCTCCCAAGCTATTGCATTGGTGTATTCTTGTTCATTTAGGAATACGCTAAGTTTGATAAATTGTTCTTTGTTCATTGTTATTTGTTTTAATTGTTTAAGCAAATGTATAAACACTTATTTGAATAAACTAATTTATTTTAAAGTTTTTTTTATTTGATTATAAGTAATTTGTTTGCCTTCGATATTCCACACTAAAATTGAACATTTTACCACCGCTTTAATTAACTTAAATTCGTCTTTAGGCATTAAGTAATAAGGCTTCTTAAATTCATATTCTTTATTTTTAACTCGTATTGTAATCATTTGAATATCAATTGATTATAAGTATTAGTTGGTTCTAGCGAGTAGTTATAGGCAATAGGGCAGACGTTCTTCGTTTCAACATTTGTGGAAGAAAAAAAAGAAAAAAAGCCCACCGCACTCAAAACAATGAAGTTTGTGCCAAATAAGGTTCTAATCTTTTATTGGCTAATTCAACATACGTTTCGCTTATTTCACTTCCAATCCAATTTCTGTTTAATACGTGGCTAATTTTAGCGGTTGTCCCACTTCCCATAAAGCAATCATAAACCAAATCGCCTTCGTTACTCCAGCTATTTATATGGTCGCCACAAAGGTGTTCAGGAAATGTTGCAGGGTGTCCGTAAGCAGCTTCGTCTTTTTGCCCAAAACCTGCCCCATTTGCATATCGCCAAATATTAAATCTCATTCCGTATTCATCAAATTCAATCTTCCCTTTCTTTTCTAATTCTCCATTCTTTTGCCTTGTTGATGAATTTCCAAAGCTACTCGTCCATCTATTCTTTCTGTCTTTTAGTGGATTAAATGTCTTTGGTTTTCCTTTGCTAAAAACAAACATATACTCCATTACTTGATGATAACGGTTTGAGCTTGGCATACTCATTCCTGCCTTTTCATAAATCATTGTATCGTGTAGTTTAAATCCAATTTCTTTAAAAAATAACGCTTGTCTAAAACTCGTTCCGCTTTCACTTCCATCAATGGTTGCATCTCCCACTATCCAAACCACAACTCCTCCATCTTTTATTACACGATACAATTCTTTAGCAATATCCTCAAATGGGAAGCTAAATCCGTTATAATACCTCATATCATCATATGGTGGCGATGTTACTACTAAATCCACAAAGCCATCAGGCATCCGTTTCATTGTTTCGATATTACTTTCGTTGTATATTTTATTTATTTCCATCCCTCTTTTTTTCTTTTTTTTTCTTTAGTGCTTCGATTAAACATTCTGCTAAAAATCCCTACTGCCTATAACATCACATTTGCGCCATTCTCCACAGCTAAAGCCAACGCACAACGGACGCAAATCTGCAAAACGTTAGGTGCAATGCCAAAAGACCGCCTACCATAACCTAGTTTGAGCAGTAAAGTCTGCATATCTTTTTTTAGATTTTTTAAATTCATTTTCATCTTTTTCTATTACTATAAAATTTCTTTTCAACTCATTACAAGCGATAGCAGTTGTTCCACTTCCACCAAAGAAATCTGCGACTATATCATTTTCATTTGATGATAGTTCGATTATTTCTTTTATAAGACCTATTGGTTTCTGTGTGGGATGAATTTTATCAGTTATTGAATACTTTTTTACTTTATTATAGTATTTATTATTATCTATTCTATTCAATGCAGTTCCGTAATCATAAATCCTTACTATGTATTCTATGTTTTGTGAAAATCTATTTTTGTTTATTATTGATAATGGTTTTTCCCAAATCAAAATTGAAAACATTAAATTATTTTGTTCTGCCCACATTGCATAGTATGGGACTAGTGTATCATTACAAAATATGTAAGCATTCATTATTTTCATTACTCTTTTAAATTCTGGCAATAATCTATTTACATCTTTATCTGTAAAATCAGACATACTTTGCATCATCATTCCATCTGCTTTAAATAAGTTACTATTAGCAAATGTGCTGTTTGTTTCGTATGTATTCCTTTCTGAATATGGTTTACCTGGACTTTTTTTGTGCCAATATGGTGGGTCTGTAATTATTAAGTCAATAGAATTATCATCTATCAATTTAATTAACTCGAAAGAATTTCCACAAGAAATAGTATTTACCAAAGGCACTGCACCTAACAAGGTATTGCCAAAAGTGGGGCTTCCGTGCTTTCTATAAACTTTTGTATCTATATTCATCTTTTGTACTTTTAATTAACTTTGGTGGTTTAATGCCCCACCTTCGGCAATACCCGAAACGTTAGCTATTCCACTCCGCTAATTTCTTATTTACATCAGTTAATGTCTTTGGGTCGCACGTTTCACGCTCTAACAAATTGCTTAATGTCAAACGATGCACACCTAAGTATTCAGCAGTTGCGGTTTTAGTTAATTTTGCCTTTACTAACTTGCGAAGTGCTTGTTTAGTTTCTTTTGGGATTCTTATTGATTTTTCTGCCATGCCACAAAGATATGTATAAACTTTTGTATATGCAAATAAAAATAAAAACCCCCGCAAAGTAGACACTAAGCAGGGTAAATTAAACTAAATATGAATAAAATAGTTATATCGGTAATCCGTATTCAAAGTGCATAAAATCATACCCCTTTAGCCTACCAAGTGAAGCAAAGCCATGTTTTTCAAATATATCTATCATTGGTTTATATTCAGGTCGTGCAAATCTAGCAGTTGCAGAAGTTTCTTTTAGGGTATTTCTATTTGCATCTAGGTCGATTGCAGTACCCCAACTATGCTTGCTTAATTTAGTTCGTGAACCTCGCATTAATCGGTAATTGAAACAACCGCCAAAGTCTGTAATTTCTAATTCATTTAGTTTAGCTTCTCCATAGTGTTTAAGTAGTTCGTTAAACACATTTAGAAAGGCATTAGCGACCTTTTTATGACACCGCATACGTTTTACTGGCTGCTTATCGAAATACATTGTATAAGGCAAATCTATCGTAACTAAATACATTCCTTGTGGATTAGCTTCGCCAAAGTATTTGACCATTTCGGCTTGTGAAAATATTTTAGGTTTCATCATTCTAATTCACTTAAAAAGATTATAAATTGGTTATTGTTATGCAAGTTTTTAAGTTCGACTTTTAGTGATCCTTTATACTCGAATACTCGGATAACTCGGTGTGACATCCCATTGTAATTTATAAGTTTCCCTGCGATTATTGTGGTCATAAATTATATTTTTACAAATTTACTTAATACACTTGCAATTCTAGCAATAAACCTCGCTATCTTACCGCCTTTGGTAGTTGGTTGAGTTGCGCTGTATTCGTCTAAGGCTACTTGTAATGCTTTGATGATAAACTCTTTCTTATTCGGTGCATCGTTTAGTATAGAATGCGACCATGCGTTATTGAAATAGTTTTTATCTTGTGGTAATTGATTAAGGATATGCTTAATATCAGCATCCGTTTTAAGTTGCATGTATGTCATGTTATTTAGTTTTTAGTCCCACAAATCTAATACGAATATTTTATATTACAAAAAAAACCTAACATTTAAGTTAGGTTGTGACTGATACACATTGTGCATCTAAACGTCATTTTAATATAATGCAAAGATAGTATATATTTGCCCAATGAATAAGCCTGCTAGAATATTTAATGGTAATGTCAATATAAACACAACTACCTTTATGAACGTTCATAAAATAATAACAGAACAACAATATTTACTAGCACTTGCTGAAAAAATCCGCATTGAGAAATACCTAGAACACTTGACAGCTATAACTCGTGCGTACAATTACCAATTTGAAATTAAGAAACCATAACCGAATTATAGTTCGTATTTGTTGCCAAATATGGATAAATATCCTAATAAATACCCTAAACCCTTATTATAGTTCGTATTTCAGTTGTACGAAATATCATGCAATAAGGGTTAAAATAAGGCTTAATGATTAGTATATCATACATTTATACCTAAAGGGTACGGAATAGGCAAATATTAGCGTTTTATACCCAATTGCATATAAAAAAAGCTCCCAGTAGGAGCAGGTCTATACTAAATATAATATAGAGTTGTCAAAAAAACTAATGTAGCATCAGCACTCCTGCTCTGATCCCTTTATTATTTAATGTGTAGTTCGAGCTTCTACATTGCAGTTTTTCACATTAGCCAATATTGTAAATATACAACTTTCCTATTCTAAATTCACCAATAATTCATCGATGTCAGCAACACACTCATAAATCAAATCCGTTGTATCGTCTTTTAAACAACGTTTAATTCGTTCTTTAATCGTGTGAAGTCGTGGCAATAAATCCATTGCCGAAAGCATTAAGATAGCTTCTTTTTCATCGCATTCAATTTGTACTTTCATATTTTTTACCCAATTTAGTTAATATTACTTTGTCCCCTTTGCGTTCAATAAGTTTCAAATCTTCTAACCGAAATATCGTTGCCCAACTAATGTTTTTATCCTTAATATAGCACCTACCTTCTAACCCACTTTCGTAATGACACACTACATTTGCTTGCAGTTGCTTGATTAATTCGGTTTGTACTTTGCTTAGTTTCATGGTAAGGTTATAGGTTTACTTTTTGGCTTGTTTTGTCAGTCTATATGCTTAAAATATATGTGTTAAACGTGCTACTTGCCCATGTAATCTATGATGCAAAAATCCTTCGATACATTTAGGACTATGCTGATAGCCTTTACGATGATGCCATGAATCCGCCCCACTAGGACTTCTTAACGATTCGACACAAACGCCCATGTAATCTTTAGCTACCTTGTGATGCACATGATGAGTATATATATACTTGTGCTTGCATGAGCTCCATGTATCTGCTTCGTGAGCCATTAACATAGGCAAATCAGCTACTTTAGCGCCATCGCCATGACAAGTACCAATTAAGTTATTGAAGTAAGTCATGTACTTTCTATGTCGCATATCAACATTGAAAGTTATGTTTTTGCATTTCGCAAATTGCGCTTCAATAGTTTGACATAAAAAAAACCCATGTACATAGTCATGGTTGGAAGGATTATAAACAAATTCAACATCTGCAACACCGAGTAAAATAGTTAGTATATCAACGTACAATTTACGTGCTGTTCTATAATTGTCATACCACATAGCATCCGTATCTTGTTTAGTACCACTTGTAGTTTCGTTGCGTGGACTATCAACGTGCAATATATCGTTTCCTGCCACAAAAAGTATCTTATCTATGTTATACCCTTGACACTTCTGTAATATGCCTCTAACACCCTCTAAAACACGTTGAACCGCTATCTGACTATTGTAATCTTCTCCAGTTTCAAATGATGAGCAAAGTTTACCAATGTGAATGTCGGCAGGATCAACAACAAGCAAATAGCTATCTTTATTTTCTATTCTTTTTGGAGATGTAATTACTACCGCTTCTTTTCGTATATCTTCTAATATTAAATCTTTGAGTGTTTCAAATTCTTTTAGTTGCGGTTCTTGATAGTTAGGATTTTTGATAAACAAAGAAGCACCATTGTCTTTCATCCAAAGGTGCTTTACATCTCTATTCTCAATGTCTAATCTATCAGTGGCTTCATAAACTCCTTGATAATCACTTTCTATTCTATGCCTATTACGTTCAATGTACTTACGAAAAGCGTGTACTTTCTTATTCTTATTTCTTGAATCGTTGGTGTTAAGCAGTTTAGCAACTATTTCAGTGGATGATAAGCCTTCTCCTAAAAGTTGTTTTATTTGAACGTAATAATCCCTAAAGTTATATTGCATGGTTATAATTTACATTTACCTACAATATAGGTTCTATTTTTTCTTTTCCGTAATTTTTATATTCAGGATTAAACCAATTGATAATAATAGGCAAATTAGCAATTAACCCAGCCGTTAATAGTTTCTTTGCTAGTTCAATATCCATTGTAAACAAGTCGTGACCTGCTGATAATTCAGTTAACCACATAGTTAGTACAATAGATGCAAATCCTTTAATAAACGTGCCTAATGGCGTTGCAAGTAATTTTTTCATAGTAAAATATAATTAATAATTAATGATACGATTTCGAGTACAAATAGAATCAAACCCCAACGGAATATCCATAACACATTGTAAAACGTAGGTTTGTGAATCTTGCAATATCTGTATAGAATTTTCCAATTCTTCATTGACTTCTTTTTGTTTTTCATTACATACCTTTTCAAGTGAATCGATTATATTTGTTTGTATGTTTACATTAGGCAGTTTGTTCATCTGACTTTTTTCCAATTCGTAATCAGTAAACATTAAGAAAAATGCTGTGACAAATATTGAGATTATATGTATAATAGTTAATTTCATTTCTTTGGCAATATTTGTTTGATTGACAATTTAATTCTATTAGCTTCACGAAGTAACGAATCAGTTTTTTTAATCTCATTTGTCAAAGCGTCTATCTTAGTATTAACATACACCACACTTAATGAATCGTACTTAGCCTTCCATTGATTTCGCTCGTCAATAAAGACTTGCTGCTGCGCTAGATTTTGCTTGTATAAGTAACCTGATACGGGTATAAATAGGAATATCAACAATAGTAATATAACAAGAGTTCTATCACTTAATGGTAGGCTTAGCCATTCTTTAATTATTTTCCAAATTTCAGTCATTAGTAAATCAAAGTATATGTTGTATGAAATCCTATGTTATATATCATAGATGATAATGCAAAGTCGGCTACATAGTGCCTAAACTTACGTTTCCCATTCCCAATGGTTATAGCCCCACCAAGTATAAACGTCTTATGCAAGGTATTTAATAAATGTGTGCCATCAGTTGTCCAAACCATTGCAGTAGTAGCTAATGGTACTTTACTTGTATATTTGTTTTTATAGCTTTGTTGCCATCGCCAAAATTGGTCATTTGCGCTAGGGTGAACTGCCTTAAATTGTGGGTAATGCCATAGCAATGTTTCTCTTAAACCATAAGTTGCACCTGCCAAATAAACGCACGTTAAGCCTATGAACTTTTCGGTTTTCGGCTTGGCTTGTAGTAGCAAAGGGAATAGTAATATGAGAAGTATTTTATTCACTTATTATTGGCTTGTAGTCTATTTCTTCCAATTCACCCAATTCTGATTTTATACCCTCGAATGCGTAGTCGGTCAACACATCAGCACTCACCACCCAATTATCATTCGCATCTTGCACAAATTCAAGCAATGAATTGCCATTGGCATATCCATTTAAAATATTGTATTGTTCAAATGTTGCTTTTAATACTCGTGCCATTATAATGAGTTTATGTAAGTGTCTAATATTATTTTTAATTGAGCATTTTCAGCAACTAATGAAGTGCCCATCCCATATACAGAAGCACGAGCATCGCAACCTTGGGGTAATACATATTGATTACCATTATGGATGCTTGTACTAGTAGCTGTTCTGCTTATTTGGGTACTGCCATTAAATAGTTCAACGTTAGTAGATGATGTTCTATTGATTACCTTCAAACCTGCACCGCTTAAATCAGCATTTGAAGAGATTGCAGAACCTCCTTGATTTATTTTGTGGTCGTTACCGCTCCTGTTTTGAAATAAATTTTGTGAAATTCCTAAAACAGAATCTAATACATACATCGCAGGAGTTACAAACGCAGTTTTTAAATAAATGAATCTCGAAGCATTGTTTAGGGTATATTGAACTCCGCTAGTAGCAGGGTTAAAGTTGGTGTTTAAATACGATGTAGAAGCATTACCCTTGAATCCTTGATTAGCTGTAAACGTTGGTGAATTAACTAAGGTTAATTGATGTGCGCTTGGGTTCTTAAAATTCAACGTAGCCATGTTGCTATTGTTTGTAGCCATGATATATAGCACGTCTAATTTAGACCAAATCCCTGCGCTCTTAAAACTTAATACCGTTGCATTTTGTTTACCTTGCAATGTTGCATCGGGCAATGTATATCCTAAAGTCGTTCCTCTTGATAATACACTTGCATAATCAGCATCTAATATGTAAACGACATTACTATCAGCATTCGTACAACCATCACTATCACACGCAGTAACAACGCATTTAATGTTCTGACCTGCGTCTGCTTGGACTAAGGTATAAGTATTATTCGTTTCACCGACTAGCAAAGTTAATCCTCTATACCATTGATAAGTGTATGGTGGTATTATCCCTGTGTCGCTAGTCCATGTACCTGTTGAGCAAGTCAATATTTGACCAACAACTAACGTTCCGCTTATCGCAGGTGGTACGGTGTTGATAGGTGCGTTGCCGTCACTACAAAGGTTATTTGCCTCAAAATATTGTTGCCATTGATATTCGTTCTTTGCATCGTTTGCCGTGAACCAAACACCATCGGCTTGATTACAACAAGTATAAGTTTCATTGCAAACCAATGCGCTAAACTCGTCTTGAGTTAGTACTTGGCCTGTTGCTATGTTAGTATATGTAGGCATTATCTTGTAGGCAAAGCCGTTGTTTGATTTGTGAATAAAATGACTTTGAAATATACATTAAAATAATCATCAACTATCAATGTAGATTCATCGCATTGGATTGTTTGAGTGTTTACAAAAGACCCATTATCAATTAATGAAACTCCTGCTGTAATATCTACACCATTTACGTAAAACAAAGTGCCTGGAGGTATAGAAGTGAAACTTATAAAAATCTCTCCACTATAAGTTAAAGTAGTGTTTACCGCTCCTGCAATTACATTTTGTACAAACATTATAAGTCTAGTTTTTGTTGGTTAACAATAGGATTTATAGGTCTGTTTGTCAACTCAGAAAAGTAGAAAACAAGACCGCAAAATAAAGGATAAAATATTAAGGTTAATACCCATCCTTGAAAGAATAGTATCGACAATAAGATATAAGATAGTTCGGCAAATCTTTGAACTGTGCAAACTTTACACCCACCCAAAGAACGATAAATAAAGTCGTTACGTGTAGCAAAGTATTTAATCCAACTTTGAACAAAAGATAGTAATTGTTCGGGTTGAATTAAGTACAAATACAACTTTGCCAAACCATTGCATGATAAAGCTAAAACTAAAAAGTATATGATAAATTCTATTGTCATGGTATGTATGTATATTGTGAACAAGGTACTTGAACGCCTATTTTAAATCCTTCGATAATATTTGAATATGCTGTTACTTCACCGCCTATCGTCATTTGTTGGTCGCAGTCTTCGTTGATTATAACGGCATTTATTTTGATAATAAAATCAGTTGGTAATAAAGTCTTATCTACTATTGTAATCGTTGTTCCTGAAACGCTAATACCACCGCTTAATGCCGTTAATGTAGCTGTTGTTGTTCCGCTTGGTGAAATATCAATATCAGGTGTAAAATTAAACGTTGAACCATTTTGAAGTGCATCGTAATTACTAAACTCAATTAAGAATTTACCACTTAATTGTGAATTATTACAACCATCAAATACGTATGATGAAACCGTATTTAAAGTGTCATCGGTATTTACCACAAAAGTTGATGGTACTAAATTAAATTTAAAGCAATTTATAAAAGCACCTTCATTGTCATACAATGCAAATGTAGTATCTGTACTTTCATTAAATAATTCGTGTGGTATTTCTAACTTAGAGGCTTCGTTACCTGTTGTTGTAAAAGTTTGCGTTACTTCAGCGCCGTTGAAGTCGTAAATTATGGTATAGGTCCACGTGCCGACCAATGCAACATTTGTTAAAATGTCTTGGCATGAATTAAAACAACCTAAGTCTATTGGATTATCGCAACACATTTAGCATTTACAAATTTGAGGTTTACAATTTTTAGTTGATACGATTTCTGTTACATCAAAATCAACTGAAAGCAAAGATACTTTATTTAACCAATTATTTATGTTTCTTGTGCCTGTTTCTTCAAAAAAGACTTGTGTTTTTTCTGTAACGGATCTTGTTATATTATTTAATTGACAACCATTCGACAAAGCATCGAGTATAACCATTAAATGAGTTTCTTCATCGGTTTCTAAAATCGATACAATTCTACATGATGTAGTTTTTTGCAATAAGTTTCTTTGGTACTTACTATAACGACTTTCTTTGAGTGAACGCAAATAAAAGTAGTTACCATGTTGGTCCGAAATGCCTCTATAAATACCATCATCATCAATAACAAAATCAGTACCATCAGGCTTCGACACGTTCGCAAATCCTTGATTAAACTCACTTATAGTAGCAAGTAAATAATCTTTTATTTTTTCAAGTTGTGCTATCATTGTTTTGCTACGATTATAGCTTCTTTAATTATCGATTCTTTTAAAAATTCCTTTTCGCGTTCAGTTAATCCCGACCATTCGCCAAATCTATCTGTATTGCCTTCTACTTTTTTATGTTCAAATGAATCAGCATTACCAAATAACACCTCACTACCAAACTTATAAACACGAAACGCACGTTCCATACTGCCACTAAACTTTAGGTTAACGTTTGATGTTTCACGACCTTGTATATCTCTAAATTGATTATACCCACCTTGTAGAAACATTGTTGATTTTGTTTTTTTGCCTGTTTTACCTATTGGCTTAAACGCTGCCTTACGGATAAACTTTGACTTACTAAAGTATTCAGGCTTTGCGCTATAAGTTCCTATATTTTGACCATCGCTATTTTTGCCTTCACCAAACACTCTATCCTTCCATTCTGCTTCAAGTTCTACCATACTTTGAGTTGCAATTATATCAGGCATCTTATCGTCTAAGTTGCTTGCTATTTCTTGCAGTCTTTCTGATAGTAATTCAAAACTCATTATACGTTAGATTTTTTTTGTACGCCAGAGCAGTCAACACATTTACAACCGCCATCATTTTGCACTAAGAAGTTACGAAGTCCTAACATTGCATTTGTCATGTAGCTATTATAAGCATCAAACGCTGCTTCTGCTTGTGCTTTAATTTTTTCCTCCTTATAAATCGTCAAGTAATTTAAACGATTATTCATTAAGATTTCATCATAAAACATTGCGCCACATAATTCAAACGCTGCTTGCCCTATTAGGTTATTTGTTGCAAGGTCGCAAATCAAATCTGACAAATCACATTTGCATATGACATCTAATTCAATTCCGTATGCTTGTGAAGTATTAGCAACACCATTGTTTAACCCTGCGGTCCTAACACATTCGTTCTTTTTAGTATTACCACAACCAACACCGCAATTTGGTTCGTTTGAGTAAACACTTATTTCGCTTGGTAAAGTTACTTGGACCTCGCTACCTTTGATAGTAATGTTTAATTGAAATTCGTTTATTTGTCCAGCAACTAGATTAATAGTTGGATTATATTCAACACCGAACGTGTCGGCTATTTTTAAATTTGTTGTCCCTGTGTAATTAGAATAAATACGAACTCTTGAAAGTTCTATTTTTCTGAATCTACAATTAGGCTTTTGTTTGTAAATTACTATACCACGTCTTTCACCGCTTGTGCCTGAAGGAATAACAGTTGACTTAAATTCGCCAGTTGCCCATGTATTGGCAGGTATTGAATTTACACGATAATTTGAAGCTATATACGCTTGTATATCGTTGTTTAAACGCATCATAGCACGTCTACGAATATCGGCTAAGTAGTTATAGCCTGTTATCGTTTTTTCGTCATTGTATTGTGACGCTGTTTGTATTGTAATGCCAGGGTAATCGGTTATGAAATACCCGCTTAATGAATCGGCATCAGCACCGCTACATTGTGCTTTAATTCCGATAATATTTTCAAAGCAATTTGCCATGTAAAAAAAGATTTAAAAAAAGGGTGGTTATTAGCCACCCCTTAAAGTTTAGACTAATCGCAACTTACAGCAGTTTCAGGGCAAACATCATATTTGATTAAGCCTGTGAATCCTTCATCAATACAACCTTGTGTAGGTAATATCAATGTTTTGTAATAGCTACGAATAGCGTATTGCCATTTTTGACATTTTGGTTCGTAAACAATATCCAAATCGAATAACAAACCACTAGGGTCTTCGATTACCGTATGTAAGAAAGTTTCACCTTCACGAATCAACGATGTAGGGTCAACATTATCCCAACGACTTGGACTTTGACGTGAAGCGAACATGCCAGCATTTTTTGACCATGAAAGCAAGTTGATAACGCCAGGTAGTGCAGCGATTAATACTTGGTTGCCCGCTGTATCAGGTGCGCAATTCGCATCAACCATATCTTTATCGTAAAATGCAGGGAAACGATCTATCATGCTAAGGTTTACGCCTCCGTCGTTAAAACCACCTGCTTGTACGCCTTTAGCGAATTTCGCTACAATACGATTACCCAACAACATTGGAGTTACACCGCCGAATCCTGCATCAGCATAATCAGCCATGATGTCAACATCGACATTGAATACTGGTGCGCCTAATGCGTTAATAAGTTTCAATGTGTTTGAGCTTTGTTGTGAACCTGTACAAACTGAAGTTAAAGCAGCAACGTTAATTTTTGCTTTAATCTTTTGCATTTGGTCCCACAAGTTAGCTGCGAATACTTCCATAACTTCCATAGAACCTAAGTCACGCAATGAAGCGATACCTATGTTTTTCCATGTAGGCATTGAATAGCAGTCGAAGGAATTAAATGTTGTACAAGTAGTCAAAGTACCTGAATCAGTACCTGCACCTGTACAATCGAATGAGCCACATGCAACGGGTTCATCGCATTGTGAAGCAGCGTAAGTAATAGAGTATTGAGAATCTTTACCGTTCTCTTGAATCATACGTGCTTGAACCGCTGCACCATTTGCAGGTGATAAAGCTAAGTCAACCGTTCCTGCGGGTGCTTTATATCGACCTAACTGATATAGGTCATTAAGTTTTGCCTGTATATTAGGCGTGCAATTATTTGCCATTTTTAAATGTTTTTAAATGTTAAGAATATTGAACAATTAAATAGGCTTGTATCACGCCAATAAGTAAAAATGGATGTTTGGATAGGCACATACCAGCGCCAAGCGTGTTTGTTGTTGACATTACCCATGTCAAAGGGGTTGCTAGTATCTTTACCCTGTAACTTGGGCCATTTTAGCTGCTAAGCCAGTGGCACCAATTGCAGGTGGTGTATTTATTTTTTGTGTTTCCGTCGGTATTGTTTTACGTTCAGTACCTTCAGATTTTTTTGCTAATCCGTATTCTTCAACTAAGTCACCAACTAATCCTTCGAAAGTTTGCAAAGTAGTATCGTTCTTTTTTAATGGTTCATCTTTTAAAGCATCGAATAAAGCAATGTTACCATCCTCTTTAAGTCTTAATTGTGCTTTTTTAGATAATTGACCCATGATTAATTCAGCAGCCTTTTGAACTGGTATAGAAGTTTTGCCATCTAGTACCTTAAGGATTTGCTCGTTGAGTTTACCATCTAACTTAAACTTGTTTATAGCTTCTTCGTATTGATTTTTGTACTTAGTTTCAAGTTCAGGTATTTGGCTTTCAAATTCAGATATTTTACCATTGGCAATATCCAACATTGCTTGTAGTTCCGTTTCAGTTGAACCACTTTTCTTTGAGGCTTTTTCTTTCAACAATTCAATTGCTACGTCATAAGTTTTACCTTCGTTTTCAGGGTTATTTAAAACGTCTTCAACTTCTTTATTAGTCAAAGGTGTTCCAAATGCTTTGTTAGCTTTTAGTAACGCCTCTTTCAAATATTTACCCTTCAATGATTTACGCTCATCATTAAACTTTCCGTTTAATTCACTTTCGATAAACGGCTTAGCATAGCTTTGAGAAGCCTTTAATACGCTATCAATTATTTCAATGTTATCATCATCAGCAAGTAATTGAGCGACTACATTTTCAGCGTCTTGTACGCCTAAAGATTCTAAAAGTTTTTCTAATTTTTTTGACATATATTTATTTTACAAGGTTACTATATTATCTTCCACACGTACTACATCCTCTAGTCGGTGTACTTTGTCTGTTTCCAAAAAAGGAAACTATTTTTTTTTAGTGGCTATAATTTCCCATTTTGATTCAGG